GGTCGCCGCCGAGAACTTGGGGCGGATATGCTACGGCATGGAGATATCGCCAGATTATTGTGCCGTTGTTTTGCAGAGAATGCAGGATGCTTTTCCGAAAATCAACATCGAGAAAAGCCAAACCTGAGCCTTATATATAAGCGAAAAAAAAAAATAAATTTTTTTTTACTCTTAAAAAGTTAAAAAGTTAAAAATGCACCATTTAACATACCAAAAAACAAAGACTTACAACTTTTTAACAAATGTGCCCTATTATAATTTAATTATAAATACTCCCCGAATCTCTGCGTTTTGACCGTTTTTTTTGTTGTTTTCGCGTGTACACATAAGGGAATTTTTAAGGAGCGTTAAAAATGAAAAAGGTCGATGATATCAAATTTGATCGTAAAAAGGAGATTATCAATGCGGTCGGAGTATTGAAGCATATTCTAAAAAGCACTATTGGTAAGGATACGAAAGAGGAAGATTTTAAGACAGCGATGCAGGCTCAGAAGGAGTTGAATAAAATATTTGATGTTTATAGTGTGAAGGATTCAGATCAAACCGAGGATAGCGGTGAAGCAATTGGTAAACTGCGTGATGTTATAAAAATTCTCCAACCTTTATATCCCGAAGTCGAGGAGGTAAGCGAGATTGCCAGACAGTGCCGATCAGAGATTGAAAGAAAAAGGGCAGAGCGTTAGAGAATATGCTCGCAAGAAAAGACGCCAGATCACCCTGGCCACACAGGAAATCGGCCGCCCTGACTACTGGACTGATGTTGATTACGAGTCGGTCGAGCGTGGGCGGGGTGATTTTAAGTTTTTTTGTGAGCATTATTTTAAGCATCTGTTTTTTTTGCCTTGGGCTGATTGTCATCTTGAAGCTATTAGTCGCCTGGAAAGGTCAGCGCTGGAGGGCAAAAACGCAGCTATCGCATTGCCGAGGGGGTATGGTAAGACAACCTTGTGTCGTGTGGCGACCATCTGGGTTGCACTTTACGGGCATCATCAGTTTACGTTTCTGATGGGGGCAAACAAAGAGAACAGCCAGGACAACCTCGATGCTATCAAAAAGCAGCTGCTCAACAGGCAGAATGATCCGTTGCAGACGGATTTTTGGCCGGTGATGTGGCCTATTCTGTGCGCTGGTGGGGAGCCGAGGGCATGCAAAGGGCAAAAATACGAGGGCGAACCAACCGGTCTGGAGTGGGCTAAAAACCAGCTCAAACTTCCACACAACCCCAAAAACGACGGTGCGAGTTCTATAATTAGGGTAACCGGTATCTTGGGGTCGTTTTTGGGGGCTAATGAGACAGACCATGAGGGCAGGCAGGTCAGACCATCGTTTATTGTGGTCGACGATCCGCAGACGCCACAATCGGCAAGGAGTGCTTCGCAGACTGGCCAGCGAATGAGGGTTATAACATCAAGTATTCGTGGGATGAAAGACGTTACACAATCGATATCGATTGTCATACCTTGCACTGTTATCAGCCCCGGCGATCTGACCGATCAGCTTACCAACCGGGAGAATTATCCTGAGTTTAACGGCCTCCGGACATCGATGGTGGAGAGCTTTCCGAAATCAAAGAAGTGGAATCACTACGCGAAGCTATATAAACAGCAAGTCAAAGAAGACAGCCGGGTTGCTACGGAGTATTATCTGGAGAATCGGGAGGACATGGATGCCGGGGCAAAGGTTAGCTGGGAGCATGGCTATGATCCAGACAAAGCAGAGTCGACGCTGGAGTATGCCATGCAGTATAAATTCACCAATCCGGAGTTCTTTTGGGCTGAGTGCCAGAACGATCCGTTACCTGAGAACGATGATTCCAGTGCGATTGAGATGATTGACGCTGATGGCGTTACTGAGAAAATCAACAACCGCCCCAGGTATGAGGTGGCTGAGAAATGCGAGATCGTTACGGCCTATGCCGATGTACATGACAACCTGATTTACTGGGCGGTTTGCGCATTTACCGACAACTGGGACGCGTATATTATCGACTACGATACGTTCCCAAGGCAGAGTCAGGGGTATTTTACTCTGCGGAACGTGCCTCGTGGGCTTGGTGATATTTACAAAAACGACACCGTGGAGAGCCGTATATATCAAGGCTTGGCTTCAGCTGTCAGTGTGGTTTGTGACAGGGAATATAGGCGAGCGGACGGTGAGCCGATGTATATCGACCAGATGGGGGTTGACCAGAGGTATAAAACCGATACAGTGCATAAGGTATGTTATGAGCACCAGCACCGAGACAAGCTCCTGCCTGCGTTTGGCCAGGGTATTGCTGCTCGAAACGTGCCGATTAAGGAGTATAACCGAAAGCAGGGCGATAAAATTGGAGATCACTGGGTATTGAAACGCCGTTTGCCTGGTAGGCCGAAGCGTGCGCTGCTGATCGACGTGAATTATTGGAAGACGTGGGTAACCGAGCGATTGCAACTCAAAGCCAGCGCCGAGGGGTCAATGACGCTGTTTGGCGAATCTCCAATCCAGCATCGGTTGTTTGCAGAGCATCTGACTGCGGAGTATTGCGTTCGGACTGAGGGGCGTGGCCGTGTCGTGCATGAGTGGAGTCTGCCAAACGGGGGGCCTGACAATCACTGGTTTGATTGTGTGGTTGGTTGTGCCGCGTTGGCTTCTTATTGCGGGGTCGGGAGTGGCTCGAATGATAGCAGGTCCGACGGCAAAGCACGGATGAGCATGTCAGAGATGAGGAGAAATGCTCGTGGCTAAAACATTCGGCGAGATGAGGATGGAGGCTATGCAAAACGCCGGGAAGATGGAGTGCCCGAATTGCGGTTGCCATCAATTCGATACAATATCAACCACCCGAAATAATAATTACATTCGTCGCCGGAAGGTGTGCCGGCATTGTGGCCGGAAGGTCAGCACGGCGGAGGCGATAGTGCCGGATTATAAGCGATTTTAGGTGAATCGTTGTCACTCCACCCACCTTATTTTGAAGAAAAAACCTGCCTTTTTCCACTACATATGCCAAAAAGTGGAGGTTGTAGCAAAAAAATCCTTGACTGTGTTACACAAATGCGCATATAGTGGGGTCGAATAAAAAAACGACTATATGTGGAGGCTCCAATGGCAGATTCAGAAGATGTTACGATTGCGGAGGTCAAAGAAAATAAATCCATTTCAGTCGATGGGCAGACTGTAACGAAACACAACCTTGCCTCACGGATTGAGTTTGATCGGTATAGGGAGCACAAGAAAACAGCCAATAATCCCTTCGGATATCTTAAATTTATGAAAGCGAACCATTAAATGGTTCTGGATCACAGGGGAAATCAGATAAACAGGCAGGTAAGCGCATCGCGACCACAGCGGATGGACGATTTGCGGCGTGAAGATAGGCGGTACGTGAAGGGATACGACGCTTACCACGAGGCGGCCAGCAGCGAGCATGCCCCGAGGCATTGGAAATATGCAGATACATTGAGTGCCACGGCGGCCAATAGTCCATTGGTGCGTAAGATATTGCGGAACCGTGTCCGGTATGAGGTAGCGAACAACAGCTATGCGGAGGGCATCGTTGATACGGATACGCAGTTTGTGATTGGCAAGGGACCACGGGTGCAGTTTAAGATGCCGGATGCAGATGAAGGCCAGCAGCAGCAGATCCGCAAGGCGGAAAGACTTTTCAACCAGTGGATGCGACATCGCAGGGTTGACCTGCCTGGGACGCTTCGAACAATGTGGAGGGCAAGGCTGCAGGATGGCGAGCCCCTGGCAAAACTGACAACTCGGAAACGCGATGTGATGGGTATAAGTTTGAGGGTTGATCTGATTGAATGTGACAGATTGACCACACCTATGAATCTTTGGGGTGCGAACAAGCCTGAGGTTGATGGGATTGAGCTTAATAGCGACGGCGAGCCGGAGACGTATATCATACTACGAGATCACCCCGGTGATAGCGATGCTTGGACTGACTACAATGCCTATGATCGTGTTGACGCTGATAACATAATCCACTGGTTCAAAAAGACCAGGCCTGAACAATATCGAGGAATCCCAGAGCTGGCACCTGCGCTTCCGCTCTTTGCACAACTCAGGCGATACACATTAGCGACGCTGACGGCGGCCGAGGTAGCCTCAGATATGGCGCTTTATCTTCAGACTGATGCACCCCCGGGTGATCCAGTGCCGGTCGATCCGTATGATTCGACGCCGATGGACATGGATAGAGGTATGATTACAGCTCTACCGGCCGGATGGAAGCTGGATCAAATGCAGGGGACGCAGCCGACTACAGAATATCCAAACTTCAAGCGCGAGATTGTGACTGAAATGGCGCGTTGCATTTCGATGCCCTATAACATAGCGGCCTGCGATAGCTCGGATTACAACTATGCGAGCGGACGACTCGACCATCAGACTTATTTTAACCGGATCAACGTTCTGGAAGAGGATTGCACTTCAAAGGTATTGGCTCCGATCGTGGAGGCGTGGTTCAAAGAGGCCAGGCCTAAGTTTGGCCTTGATATCACTGCTCAGGACATCAATATTGAGGCATATTGGAGTGGCCAGAGGCATGTAGATCCGAAAAAAGAAGCCCAGGCGAATGAGGTTGCGTTGCAAAGTGGCGCTACGACGCTTGATGAAATCTACGCTGAGACGGGCCGTGATGTGGAGAGGGAGCTTGAACGTGCGGCTGAAACGCTTGGAATGGAAGTGTCTGAGTATAAGCAACTTATTATCAGAAATCTTTTTGAAAGTGACAAGCGAGAAATTAACGACACGGAGGCAGAGTGATGCAATACCCTGACAGATATGATGGTGCCGAGAAGGATTGTGATATCGCCGTTCAGGCTCAGGACGTTGACGGGTATTTGGAAGCCGAAAAAAAGATATTACGCGTTCCTCAGGTGAGTGGTGTTGTGTATTCTGGAGGCAAGCTCACGTTAGAGGGCTGGGATTTTCCGGTTGTAATCGATGTTGAAGGCGTTGAGTTTGACAAGGTGCTTCTTATCGCGGATCACCGGATGGAGACCTCCCACCGGCTCGGTAGCGTGGAGGCGACGATAAAAGACGGCAAGATCTATTATTCTGGCAAAATAACTGGGTCAAACGAGACAGCTCGGAATATAATCGAGCAGGCGAAGCAAGATGAGGAGTGGGAGGTTTCCATCCATGCGAGTGTGAAGAAATACTCGATGGTAGCAAGTGGAAGCAGCAAGGTTGTAAACGGTCGTAATTTTACAGGGCCTTTCTATCATGTGACCAAATCGGTTTTGGTTGCTGTAAGCGTTGTGACGCGTGGGGCCGATACAGGTAATACTCTTGATATAGCTGCTAAATTGGCGGCAGGAGGATTTAAAATGGAAGAGGAATTTGTGAAGTGGCTTGAGGCTAAAGGCATCACTGATGTTGAGAGCCTCGGAGACGAACTGGTGAAGACCTTGAAGGCAGCATACGATGCAGAGAAGGCTGCTGATGAGCCTGATGCGGATGATGATGTTAACAAGGATGTTCAGGCTGCTGTTAAAGACGCTCGGAAGCAGATTCGGGCCGCACAGCTGGAAGAGGAAAAACGAGTGGACGGTATTCGCAAGGTATGCGCTGAATACCAGGGGAAAGTTGAACAGGACAAGGTTTCTGAGCTTAAAGCGCAGGCAATATCTGGGGAAATATCCACAGACAAGCTGGAGTTGGAGCTCGTGAAGGCAGCCAGGCCGGAAGCTACGGCTGCCATTGGCCCCGGCGCGAGCATGGACGGGCCGAAAAGCACGAAGGTCATCGAGGCTGCGATACGTATGTCCGGCGCGGAATCAGGTTCTGATGTCGAAAAAGACTACGATGACAAAGAGCTTG